CAGCGGCCTCTCTTAACTCCTTGTATATCTTATCTTTTGCTTCTTTTAAATCTTCAGTTACTTTATCAATACTAACTCTTTTCTCAAAGTCTTTCTTATCAAGGTCTTCTGTAAGATGATTAATATCATCATCAAACTTATCTTTAAGGTCATTGATATGATCATTAACTTTACTAAAGTCATCATCAATTACACCAAAAGTCTTACCAATCCAAGAGAAATCTGGGACTTGGTTAACCTCATTAACCCACTTTGGAAATACGGGTATCGATTCTTTTACTGCAAGAATGTCTTCTTTAAGAGATTCTAAATCTTTTTCATAATACTTTGGTTCAGGGAGACTTACAATATCTTCCTTAATGACCTTAATCTTCTCCTCAAGGTCATTTACCTGTTCATCATAATATTTTATCTCTGGTATATCAGCAGCATTCTGATTTATTTCTTCTCTTAAGGAAGCAATCTCATCATCATAATATTTTATCTCTGGTATCTCTGGAGGTTCTGGAATACTATTCCTAACTTCTTCAACTTGTTCTGCAAGTTTCTCTAATTCTTCGTCGTAATATTTAACTTCTGGTATATCTGGAATATCTTTTCTTACGTCATTTATCAGACGTACTATCTCCGTTAAATCTTGTGCCTCTTCTTCTACAGAGCACGGTGTAGTATCAGGTGGTTCTTCTACAACTTCTTCTTCGGTTTCAACGAACTCGTCAATTGAAGGTAATTCTTTCTCTTCTTTTATAAATTCATCGACTGATGGTAATTTACTCTCTGGTAAATTATCTATCGACGGTAACTTGTCCGACATTTTATGGATACTGAAAGTACTTCGGGATTCCTCTCCCAAAGTTATTTAGAATCTTTAGGTAGTCCGTTCTTTAATATTTTTTGTAACTCTGCTGTTGACCCAACAAACAATGCATTATTAACAGTAGAAGGCCCTTTGGTTTTTGTTTCTTCTTCTACATCTTTTAATTTTTTCTGCAAGTCCATTAACTTATCAGTTGCATCAGAAACACTCTTAATTAATTGTCCAGCAACTTCATATGCTCTTGGCATTTCACTTTCTTGAGCAAGTTCAAGAATTCCATTAATTGCTTCTTGTCCTTTTTCAATGATAGAATATAAATTGCCTCTTGTGTATTCATAATCTTTATCAATATCAGTTTTAGTAAGTCTATCTGGTTTTTGCTCTGGAGTTATACCAACCTTTTCCGATGGAACAATGGTTGATTCTATATCAAAAGTATCATCTAAATTACTCATCTTCATGTAAACTCTCCACTAAATCCAAAGTCATCACCCATTTCAATGAGTGCATCATCAGCAGCAGTAATTCCTAATATTTCAGATCCTTTAACATGAGCAGCAGCAGTTCTACCATCCCTACCTCTGTCAACAATAATCTTGTTACTGTCAATCTGCTTAATATACATCTGTTCATCATCAATGTCAATATAGGTTTCAGCAGTAAGAGCACTGCCATCATTTACAGTAATAGATGTCTGCAATGCATCAATATCTTCTGTGAGATTTGTAAGGACATCACCTGTATAATCTTTAGTTGCTCTTGGAGTAACCGTGTATGTAACGTCTCTCTCAACAGATGTGGATCCACCAGCCATATATTTGACACCAACTTTCTTGATGATATCCTTGGTAGCAGAAGTAATAGGCCCGAATAGGTATGTTTTTGCACTAAATCTTAATGTGTAAAGTAAAACTCTACGAGTAGTAAAATTACCTTCATATTGATCATCCATTGTAACATTTTCAAGTATTACAGGAATATCTCTTTTCTCTTTCATTGTTGAAAGTAAATTCACTGTTAAATTATATTGTGGTTGAAAATATGGTAATATCTGCTCAACAATTTGAAGGGCATCATCATTCAACTTGGTCATGATACTTAACTCAAATTGCATACTGTAAGGAACAGGCATATATGCTTTATTAGTATTTTTTCCAGTGGTATTATCTTTTACTGTAAACTGTTGAGTTGTAGTTACTTTTCTTGTTGCATCATATTGAAGACCAGTAAACTCAAATGACATTCTAGGTAATGTCAATGAAGTTCTTTTATTAAGATCTGGTGACTCCTCTAATCTTGCTAAAAACTTTTGTGTAGGGCCATATGCTAAAGGTACTTTTATAGTAGAATCCTCCTGCTTAATAGTAATGTCATTAAACAGAGTACCAAAACCAATAATGGTTTTTCTAAAGATTTCGTTATAAAAATATTCAAACATGATTATATACCTCTTGTATTATATTTATGGGGTACCGAATGGGTTACCTTCAGAGAAGTCGAGAATATCGTCTGCTTCTGTCTCAAAGACATCATTGTCACCAAATCCATCGTCATAGTTAGTTAGGTCAATTAATCTTACAACACGAGATGCACCTGATGTAGAACCTGTAAGAGTCTCTGATATAGAGAATGTTCCCTCTACATTAGATATCTCTATTTCATTTGTTACAGAGTTCCAAGTCCTTACTCTTGCAGTAGCACCACTTGTTCCTCCAGTTACAATCTCGTTGAATACAAAGGTTCCAGTGCTTGTTCCTATTGGAGCAGCAATACTAATTGTTGGTGGAGTTGTATAACCTGCACCAGCATTAGTTATATGAATAGCAGATATAGTACCTGCGGTGCTTACGACTGCTGTAGCAGCAGCAGAGACCGTTGAGAGACCCGTAAACGTAACTGATGGTGATGTAGTATATCCAGAACCACCTCCAGTAACAGTGACAATACCAATGGTTCCATTTGCCATGTATGAAGTAACAGCAAGACCTGTTCCTCCACCACCATAGAATTGCATTTCAGGCCCTGTAGTATATCCAGAACCAGGATTAACTAGGTTAACTTCTTGAACTACACTTGTATTACTAGCAGCATCATAACCAGCACCAATATACAATCCACCAAGTAAAGATGCGGTTGCTATACCAGTTACTCCACCAGCAGGAGCAGAGGAAATTGCAACTCGTGGAGCAAATTTATATCCACTACCTCTATTTGTTACAGTAACAAATTGAATACCACCATGTACTTGTGTTGTTTCTGCAGTTGCTTGTACAGCATCTCCAACAAGAGTAAGTTTTTGAGTGGTTCCAATTACGAAGTCTGCACCATCCACACCTTCTGTTGCTTCTAAAGTATCATCTATTTCATCAACACCAGTATCAATAACCTCATCCTCGTAACGGAAGAGTTCACAACGAAGTTCATAAACATAAGTATTCTTAAGCATATAGAATGGTTTCTCATGCTCTACATATTTAATTTCAAATAGACGATCTCCAAATGGGAAGTAGATTAAATCTCCTTCCTTTGGTCTAGTTGAAAGTTTTATATTTTCCTCATTCTTCATTAAAGGAGAGATATAATTCTCAAATCTTTCCTTTGAAATTATTAATGTTATTTCATTAGTTTGTTCAATACCAAATTTAGAAAGAAGAGTAGGATTATCTCCATACCCATCAAAGTTATCAATATATGCTTCTATAGGATATGCATCCTCAAATGAAGATGCACTTACTTCTCTTAATACTGAATCGGAAGAAACATACTTTCTTGGCATGAAATGTACATCAACACCATAAATTTTCAACTGCTCATTAATGAGAGATTGAACTAAACTTTGTTCGCTTTTTGATCCTTGCTGAAAGAATGGATTAAGTACCATATCATTAACCTATCATATCTAATGGTGGAAGTTCATACATGTTAGACATTTGCTCTCTGATAACTTCCAGTTCTTTTTCTGCGTCATCATAGATTTGTCTACCATTTAATTCAACCCCACCAGGTAATTTAACTCCTTGGAACTTAAGTAAATTTTGACCCCACTGCTTTTTAATTTTAGCAGTAGCATATCTTTTTAAGAACGAATCATTCCAGACTCTTGCATAATCATCTGGATGCAATGCTCTATAACATTCCATTACTATAAAATCATCTACATTAAGACTTGACCAATCAATATCAAGATATAATTTATCCATTCTCTGGTTAAATCTAATTTGTTTTTGTGTGGTCAATGCAAAATCAATATCTTCAAGAAAAGTCTTAACCATTGCATAAGTTAAGATTTCAGTAGAACCCCAATAGTAAATATCATTTAAAAATAACTGATACTTAACACTAAACATATTATTAGTAACAGTGTTAGCACCATCAAAATGCATTACCTTTGTTACACCAATAACTGATGGTGGAACTTGTAAGTAATTGCTAGTCTCTGTCCAACTAAAACTAGTAGTACCGCCATCGATGGTTGCAGTTGCTGTTGTAGTAACTATTCCTACATTATCTGTTCTTCCTTCTCTTGCCCTTCCTCTTTTAATATCATCTTCAGTTATTTTATATTTCATGAACATTTGAAGGGTTCCATCAAAATGTCTTTCTTGAAAAAACTGAATAGAATCATCTAAAATATCATCTATTTGTTCATCGGCAACATTAATTTCCAACACGGGAGCACCCAGTTGTCTTTTACAATAAGTAACTAATTCTTGGCGAGTGGATGGTTGCATCTATACAATACCTCTGTTTTTATATTTATAGTGCAGTAGAAATGCCTTGGTTAACCATTACATTTCCGCTAACAATTCTATAAACTGTTGCTCCTGAACTGACATTAATATCATATACATATCTTCCTTCGTTTAAATTTCTTGTTTGAGCAGCAGTTAAAGAAGCAATAAATTTACCTTCAGTAGCACTTGTAAATCCAACTGTGAACGTTGCATCAGCAGTACTATAAGATGCACCTATAGCAACACTCTTAACCATTGCACCAGTACCAGTCCAAGTATTACCTACACCAGCAGAACCAGTATAGAAATCAAAATTACCATTAGAAAGGTTCTCTACTTCAAAATGCTGTCTAAAGTCTGCACCAGTAGTAATTACCAGATTAGCACCATAGGCAACACCAGCATCGGGATCGAAAGTAAATTTTTTAGTTGCCATTTACTAACTCCTTTAGTAAAGATTTGATTTCGCTCAATTCACTTTTTAAATTAGCAACATCCTCTTCAACGTTTAAAGATTTTTCTTTTTGTTTGTTAGCAGCATCACGACGTGCTATATACTCATCATAACCAGATTGATTGTCATTGAGTATGGCATTTGATGAAGGATCTCTCATCAAATTTGGTTGATTCTTCACTTTTATGAATTCATAATCCATTATGCTAAAGTAATAACTCGAAGATCTTTAATTCTAGGAACATAGACCTGATTAGTAGAAGCAAGAATAATCTTAATTCTATAAGCCATGAACTTGGGTAGATTATCCATACTCCATTGATGCTCTTTAAAATCTATTTCATTAGAAATAAATCCTGGATTGCTGAATGGAACCATCGCATTAGGTCTTCCATCACTTTTATCGTCAAACAGAATGTCTCCTTCAGCATCTAAATTTGTATATCCTGGGAAAGGAATAAATTTTGGTTCAAAGTTTGCTGTATCAGAAATTGCATAGAAACATCTAATATCATTATATGCACTAACATGAGCATCAAGTATAACTTGAATAGAAGACGCACCATTAGCCAATACATTTTCTTTAGAAATATATTGACATCCTGTTGGATCTATAAATGGATCAGCAACTCTAGGATCATCAATATAATCTAAAATAGGAGCATCACATCTATTGGAAGTTAAAATTACATTTGCTCTTTGAGTATCAATTATTGGAGATACTCTAGGATCACTACTTTCTAAATTAATTCTCATATTAAATGATCTATCACCAGAGAAATCTTGAATAACAGGACTTGATGTTTCATTAATTCTTGATGCAATACATCTTGTAGTATTCATGTAATTTGCTTTATTCAGAGTAATAGTTTCATACCCACCATTAGTGAATGGAATATCAGCACTAGTACCAGCACCATCAGCAAGACTTGTACCAGAAACAGTTCTCATTTCAGCACTAACTTTAGTTCCTGCAACAGTTATATTATGTACCTGTGGGGAAATAATTTCAAACGGCATATTTTGAGTTGCCTTAATATTAAATCCACCAGTTGATTTAGTATCATTTACATATAATAATGGGAAACTTTCTGATGTAGATCTACCAATAGCAGTATTAGGTGATGTTTGAGCAC